CGATTTGTTGAACGCCCGTCGCCGGTCTTCTGGTTTGCGTCCATTGATTGTGGATCAAAAGCTAATGGCATTTGCTCGAAAGTGGAGTTTGCATCAGGCAAAGGTTCGACGGATGTACCATAGCGGAGGTCCGTATGCCGAGAATGTGGCCTATCACAGTAGCGGCACTGCCAAAACTCTTGACCGAATGTGGCATAATTCCAGTGGGCATCGACGTAACCGAATGGGCAGTAGCTGGAGAAAAGTCGGTGTAGGAATCGTTCGTGCAGCCAATGGTCACGAATACGCCACAGAGGTATTTTCCCGGTGATGCTTAGTTGGCTCAAAAAGAAACCTGTGAAACAATTAGAGCAGGGACGTGAGTACGAGATTGGCGGCAAAACGTGGAAGTTCTACAACACGTTAATACCCACACATGATGGCGACACTGACAATGAAGAAAGAGTTATTCGTCTTCAGCAAAAAGTCAGTGAAAAACGTCGATTGGAAATCACGCTACACGAGTCGCTGCATGCGTTTTGCTGGCAGCTATCAGAAACGTCTGTTACAGAATTCGCAGAAGAAATGGCAGTCATACTTATCCGAGAAGGATTGACGAACCAGAAGTGTATCCCCAATGACCAGGAGGTGAATAATGGCTGATATAGACGAAGCACCAATGGAAGACACACAGGCAGAACTTGTCGAAGAAACCGCACCAGTTGAATCCGTTGTGGAAGAAGCTGTAGAAGAAGTGGTTGCAGAACCAGCTTCTCCTCAACAAGACCAGTTTCTTACTGCCTTCCGACAAATCGAAGAATTCAAAGATATGGACGAAAGGACGCTAGCCGAGAGGCTGTATCGTTCGTACCAGCAAGAGCAGCAAGCAAGCCACGCACTGCAGCAGTATAAGCAAGTCATGCCAATTGCTCAGGAATACCTGCAAAACAGAACGCAGTTTGAGCAGTGGCGTGCAGGGCAGCAACAGCCGCAACAAGTTCCACAGCAACAACAGCCTGTGGCAACTCCAGAGCCAAAGAAAGAATCGTGGTGGAATCCGCCACAAATAAAAGACTCTCACCGTCGTTATTTGGTCAAGGACGAGAATGGCCGGGATGTGATATCACCAGATGCACCTTTAGACGCAAAAGCTGCACTACAAGATCACTTTGATTATAGGGCTAGCTTCGCGGAAAAGTTCCTTTCTGACCCGCAAGCTGCACTCGGCCCAATGGTAACTGAGATGGCTCAACAACAGGCTCAATCTATTGTGGGCGAGCAAATGCAGCAGGCCGCACAGCAACAGTACGTCCAAAATATTGAGCAGGCGAATAGAGACTGGTTGTATGACGAAAACGGGAATGTCTCTCGCGAGGGGGAAGTGACCAGAAACGCAATAGAGCAGGCGTCTGCAATGGGCATCTCCAACCCGGAGGCTCGTTGGCAATTTGCATTACAAGCTGTGGAAGCAGATTTAATGCGGAGAACGATGGGTGCTCAAAGGAGTCAGACGGAACAGCAAGCGTTTACGCAAGCCCTTCCTGAAAATGCTCCACAGTTCCAACAGCCAGAACCGCAGTTGGAAACAGGACAGGGCGAAGCTGCACTTGACTACTTGCGTAGAGCAGCTAGCAGGACTCCAAGCCGAACAGGACAACAAACCAACTCTCCGTCAGAACAAAGGCAAGGGCTTTCGTTCCAGGAGAGACTAAAGATGCAAGCCGAAGAAATGGGCTTGTTTTAACGAAACGTATTTTAATTTAACTAAGGAGTTAAGAGAATGGCCTCAACAACTGATTGGGCTAGGGCTGTAGCCACTACGATTACAAACTACCTCCGTGAGGAGAAGAGCAGGCCACCCTACGCCGATACCGAATCTACTCAATGATCGAGTCGGGCGGTAATGTTTTAACTAACCAGAGTGGACGTGGGTTCTCATGGGAAATCCAATTCCGTCAGCAGCCAGTTTCCGGAAACGATGGAGAGACTCCTCGTAACTTCGCACGACACAATCTCTGGCAGACTGCTGCTCTCGACTATCGAGGGTATCAAAGTACTGATATGCTGTACGTTCGAGAGATGCTTTCCAACAGAGGTCAGCAGGCGTTGATCGATGTTGCTGGAAAAATGTCAACACGTCTTCAAACTTCCATTGAGCAAAAACTTGCTGCAGAAGTTTACACCGATGGTGATGCTCCTGGTAACGAACTTCGCTTTCAAGGTCTTGATTCGATGTTTGGTTACGACGGTTCAATTGACATTGCTGATGGTAGCACAAACGCCGCAATTCAAGCAGCGGATCGTTTCCTTGCTCCTAAAGATGTTTACGCTGGTCTTAGCACTGAACTTGGTGCTATCGCTGGTTCACAGACATCTGATGGTGCATGGCCTGACGCACAATGCGACCCAGAGTACGATTACTACTCGCCCATTATTGTCAACGCCTTGAGTTCTTCTTTTAGTGGAACCACTTGGGCTGAGAATTGTGTTGAAGCAATGCGAGAAGGCATTCATCAAGCACGACGAAACGACACTAAAGAAGCTGGCATTAATCTTGTCATGCTTGATCGTCGTATGTTCATCGATAGCCTCAACAACCTTGATGCTAAAGAACGAACTATTGTTTCTAAGACAAACGGTCTGAAATCTTTTGGATTTTCCGATGTATACGAGATCGATGGTTGCGAAGTATCGACGGAATATAATGTTCCTGTCGGTTGCGGTTATGGTCTTAGCACTGACAACATCGCGTTGCACTCGATGCAGCCTCAGATCATTCAGTCTGATGGACCATATTTTTCAGAAACTAATCAGGCATATCGTTACGTTGCTAGCGTACTCGCTAACCTGAAATTCGTTTCTCCTCGTTCGTTCTTCAAGATTGTTCAAGAAGTAGGTGTATAAGCATGGGACTACTCATAGATCCAGGATTCGGTCGTGGGGAACTGCTTGTAACGCAGTGGAACCACTGGGAGAGAAGATCTCCTTCGTATCTCGCTGGTGAACGAGTTCGTCAGTCCGTGAAGGTATTCCCGGACGTGGACCCAAGCATCACGAGAGGAAACAAGCAGTATTCAAACGAAATGGTCACTTGTGTGGCTGTTCGTAACACTACTGACAGTGAATTAGCTGTTGGCAGCGAGCAGTCTCTCGATGGTTACACCGGCATTGTTGATGAATATCTCAGCAAGCCTGTGAAACCAACGGAGATCTTTTGGTTGGTCATTAAAGGTTTGTATAGCACAGACCTCAGTGCCGATCCAGTTGCTCGTGATCGTGCAGCCGGTGGTCCTGATGGAACTCTTGTTCCAGCACCACCGGAAGTAACGATTGGCAACGTCACCGTTTCTGGTGATTCAGTTGCTAACAACGGGGACACAAAAGAGTATGCAGCCACAACTGATGGCGATGCCGCCGGCATGACCTACCAATGGTCAGTGGATGGTGTTGCTGCCAGTATTGAAGCTGGAACTTCTGACACTTGTCAGGTCACTTTTGGTGGTACGGGTCCAGCAAGCGTCACCTGTGTTGTCGGTTCGACCGATCCAGGTGTGACAGACGGACCATCGCAACAAGCAGAACTCTCAGTCACAGTATCGTAAAGGAACTAAACAATGCCAGATAATGCATATCATCTTGATCCACCATTTAATCGTGGATGGGTGTATGGCCGATCTTGGGGCACCACCCCAGAGCAGGCTTGGGAATATCGAGATCAAGCTGGTCCAACGACCGGCGACAACCAACGACAACGACAAAAGGGTTTCCCTGATGTGAATCCAAACACAGGGGCAGTTCTGAGTAATCAAGTCGTAACTTGTGTTTGCCTGAAGAATGACACTGGTTCTGCACTTGTTGCAGGTGCTGATGTCACTGCTGACGGATACACAGGAAAGGTTGATGAGTACCTCGAAAGAGACGTACCAGTCAATGAACTTTTCTGGGCAGTGATTGATGGACCAATCACCACTGATTTTGATGCAGGCACTCGCGTGTACTACTCAGACGGTGGACCTGCTTAACTTTTACGGAGTATGACAATGTATCGTTTTCTTTTAGTTGTTGCTTGCTTGATTGTTCCTTGCACTATGGGGGCTTCTGACTGCCATAACAGCAAGGCCGGTCGTTCAGTAACAGCTGCAGAAAAAGCCCCAGTGAAGCGTGGTCCTATTCGTCAGAAGGAAGATCCTTGTGAGGAAGAAGAGACGCATCGGAAGTATGCACCGGGTGGTCGGTTTTATCCTGACTCGGAACCTACTGTTCGTCAGAAGATAGAGCGAGCACGTCTTGCTTTTGAAGCTGCACAGGTTGTCATGTTAAAGGGTAAGGCTAATCGCATTGATCGAAGGGTTGAACGACGTTGTGATCGCGGTCACGACAGAGCAGACGAACTTCGAGAAGAAGCAAACTGCAAACTTGAGAGTGTGCTCGAAAAGGTTGCAAACGATTAATACATCTCTTTGGGGAAGGGGACAGAAGCGGCAGGTGGCTTAGGTCTCCTGCCGTTTTTTGTAGAGGTTGAATATGTCATTAACTGATCCAATTGTCGATCTTCCTAGTAAGGCCAGTGACGGTCCTGCGTTCAAGAAGGCGTTGGGTAATAGTGGCCGCCTTCGATCCAGTAAGGGTCGTAAGGTTAGGTCGCCTGTTGCCAATCTTTCTAGCCCTAAGCGTCTCCCTGTTTCCGGCACTGCCCAAGCAAAAATCAATTGGGACCAACGCCTGACTAAGGCTATGAAGGGGATGAAATAATGACTACAGGATGGAGTCATCCGAAAGGGTTAAGTCCAGCACAAGTGCTGGAAAACGCCACGCTTGAAGAAGAGGCACGCAAGACGACAGCACGAATAGATGCAATGCGTCCAACGGGCAAGCACGACACGTCTGGTTATGATGTGTTTGGTAATCCTGAAGTGACAGGCAGTTCTACAAATCGAGGCTCTAGCAGTGGATCTGTCAGTCGTTCGTTCGATTACACTGGAATGGACGAAGCGGCGAAGGTTGCCCAAGCAGTGCAAGCCGCAAAGGGCAGCTTTGTCGATGTTGCATTAAGCGATCCGATGAAGATTCCGGCGTTGCAAAACAGCATCAGGTCAATGCAGCAATATCTTGACGCCTACAACAGCGGGAACGGTTTACCTCCTGTTCGCGTTTCCAGCGAATCCATTTCGTCGTCTTCGTCGCCTGGTTCGACATCGAAATCATTTGGCCGCAAGAAGCTGGCATCGCATGTACTGCTCAAAAAAGATGCTGATGAACAGGGAGGTCCGCAACAGCCAGCCCCGCCAGCACAAGAGCCTCTTGTTGATGTGCGTGGTCATGACAATCAGCAGGCAGTCAATGATGCCGTATTTAACATTCCTCCTAATGCTGATCGGAATCACGATCCAATGACGAGGCGTGCATCCGCTAGGTGGTGAGATGCCAAGAATAACAGAGAGGGGTGATGGCCCGAAACAAGGACCATCGATGCCTCCGCACTCATTCCCGAACCTAGAGCAAGCAGCACCGCGTACCGGCATAATGAAATCAACTAACGAAAATAAAGTGTTTGGAAAGGATGACTACACCAGCATTTGGGACTTAGAATATTACGTTTAGGAGAAAAATCATGGGATATGGAAATTACAGAGACTACAGCGAAAGCCCTTTGCGACAACTCGCATACAACGAAGCCGCACGAGCAGACCATTACCAAGACGCAGCCAACAACGCACGAGTAGATGGTCAGGCAGGGCATTCGGTGCAACCCGGCCAGAACGTCGGAATGGGCGTGGGTCATGATCGTGGTCGCATGGCATCCCAAGAAGCCGGCAACACCATGCAACAGGCGTTGCGACTGTCAGAGACTGCGAACCGTCAAGAGAATCTGATGAGAGAAGATCGTCAGATGGACCTTCCCGAGAATAAGATGATGATGGATTCCGCAGATCGTCGCTACGCCGCAGAGTTACAGAACGATGCAACAAAGTACACGGCAGATGCTAGCAGAATACCGAACTTCAACGGTATGGGGAACACAGATAATCCTCTTCAAGGGCTTTATGCCAACGCACCTAGCATAAATCTATTTGATCGTAACGGCCAACGCATAGGTGGATCCAACGGTAACAGGTAATGCCATGAGTGACGAAAAAGAAAAACGCATGTGCCGGGATTGTGCTCAGGAGTTTGAGTTCACAGAAGTCAATTTTCCGGTTTTCAAGAAGGCACGTCATGTCTGCGTTCATTGTGTCGCTAAACGTCGTAGCCGAAAGAAGGCGGAGGAGAACGAACGCAGGCAGGCCGTCATGCAAAAGACGGAAGAGCAGATCTTGGATGTGTACTGCAAGGAGGCCAGGAAGGGCGGAAGCAAAATACCGCACAGTGCCGAGTTGCTCGAGAGTTGCATGGATCTGGTTGGGGGCGTGAACGGATTATCAGCTTTACTTATGAAGCAACTGTTTGAGAGTAAACCTGGTGGTGCAATGCGTTCAAAGGCACTGGAAATGCTCACTCGACTTGTGCAAAGCAATACGGAAGTGGGCGGCGACCGGAAGGCACTCGAGTTGTGGAACGAGGATGAGTTAGAAGAAGCCCTCGATGAAAAGCTGAGAGAAGCCGCACAAGACTTTCAGCTATCTGAGAAAGCCATATCTAATCGCTTGTCGGAAGCCTTTGAGGAAACCTTCGAGGACGACGAGTAACAGCCAGGTTTGGAGGAACCGGATGTTTGACGGACAGTTAGATTGCCGTAAAATGCGAGAAGCCGACTGGAATGGTACTCCAGACGGCATCTCTAACCAATCTGACTATGAAGGAGTCGTCATGGCTAAAAGCAATGCTAACGCTGGATCTGGAAAAAGCAAGGAATGTTTTGATTGCAAACAGGTTTTACTTGTTGGCAGCTTTAATAAAGACAAATCAAAACCAGATGACCTTTGCGTTCGATGCCGTGAGTGCAGGAAATTGCAACGTAAGAGGTATCGTGCAACGACTGAAAAATACAATGCAAAATATCACGCCGAAAACGCTGACAAATTAAAAGAAAAAGACGCAAAGTGGTATCGGGCTAACGCAGAATATAAAAAGAATTATCGAAAAGAGCACTATCAATCCAACACGAAGCAGTGTCAAAACGCAAGCAATCGGTGGAGAAAAAACAATCCCGAACGAGTTCGTGCTCAAAAGCGAGATTATTTCAATCGCACAAAGGATGTACTGCAAGTCAAGCTATCCCATCGCCTTCGGAACCGTTTACTCAAGGCATTAAGAAATGGTGCCAAGACTGGATCGGGCGTGCGTGATCTTGGTTGCACTCTTGAAGAATTTCGTGTGTACATCGAGGGAAAGTTCTCACCAGGAATGACATGGGCCAATTGGTCGCATAAAGGATGGCACTTAGACCACATTCAACCACTTGCGTCATTTGATCTGACCGTGAGAGAGCAGTACCTTCAGGCTGCCCATTACACAAATTATCAACCGCTGTGGGCAAAAGAAAACCTTTCAAAAGGTGCACGAGTAGATGGGGATATCGCAGCATAAACGTAATGAGTTGATGGATCTAACAACTGAGTTAGCTTCTCGTAAAACGGAAGGACTCAGGCTGTATAAGGCTGCTCCGTATCAGGAGCCGTTTCATGCGAGCATGGCTTCTGAACGTCTCATTCTTGGTGGTAACCGTTCTGGTAAATCTTGTGCTGCTTTTGTTGAGTTTGCTCGTGCTGTGACAGGACAAGATCCTTACAACAAGTTCCCCAAAAAAGACGGCGTTGCAGCGGTGGTTGGCAGAAATTGGGCACATGTGGGGCAGGTTGTCTATCCGTATCTTTTTAAGCCTGGTGCATTCGACATCATTAAAGATGACACCACAGGGCAGTGGAGGGCATACGATCCAGAAAACGACGGACACAGGGAAAAAGAAAAGAAGCCGGCACCCGCACTGATACCAAAGAGATTCATCAAGAAGATGAGTTGGCAGATGAAAAGTGCTAATTACTTTTCATATTGCGAGTTAGTGAATGGCTACAAGATTATGGCGTTCAGTTCGGACGGGGTAGTGCCACAAGGATTCTCCTTAGATGCATGCTTAATCGATGAAGAAATACAAAGCGACATTTGGATCGGTGAACTGCAAGCCAGATTGGCAGACAGGAAGGGCCGGCTATGGGTTGCCGCTATGCCGCACTCGAATGCGGAATGGCTACTCAACCTAAGCGAACGAGCAGAGGCAGAAGAAAAGAAAGAAGGCGAAAAGAACATAGAGCAGTTCAGGTTTAGATTCCTGGACAACGTCCACATCGATCCAAAAGAAAAGACCAAGATGATCGAGAGGTGGTCTGCTCAGGGTGCTGATGTTGTTCGTCAGCGTGCAGAGGGTGAATTCACCTTCGATTCGTTGTCTGTGTACCCTAGTTTCAACATGTATTCTCACGGTTTTAGCCGTGAAGATCTGCCTCATTTGCAGGTTCCTATGGATTGGACTCGCTATCTTGCTGTCGATCCTGGCTATCAGGTTGCTGCGGGCGTCTTTATGGCAGTTCCACCTGATGAATCAATGCTCTTGGTATACGACGAAGTCTACGTGAGACAGGCAACGGCAAGGAGTTTTGCAGAAAAAGTGAAGATCAAGTTGGGAGTACAGCAATTACAGGGGATGATAATAGATAAGCATGGATCCGCTATTCATGAGATGGGTAGTGGAAAGCAAGTCGGTACTCAATACACGGATGCATTTCGAGAACATGACATACGCAGTGCTCAGACTGGCTGGTCTTTCCAATTGGGTTATGACAACGTCGCGGCTCGCGTTGGTCAGGTTATGGCTGCACTTACGATTCGCCCAGAGGGCACACCAAAGCTGCGGTTTCTCAGAAACGCATGTCCCAACCTCGAACGGGAACTCAAGAAGTACCGCAAGAAAACAAACATGGTTAATGGGACAAGGATCATTACTGACCAGCCCAACACAAAGGGTGAGTGTCATGCTGTGCAATGTGTTGAATATCTTGTGGCCTCAGAACCTAGATATCACAGACCTAAAGAAGTCGTGATTGAAAAACCCGTACATCCACTCGTAGCCGCCTACGAGAAAAAGCAGAAGGCTCGCACCGGCAGCCAATGCGTTTTTGAACCTGCCGGTGTAAGTCTTGGAGGATCTATAGATGTCAGTTACTGATTTTGAGATGCCAGAAGTTCAGCTTGGTGATCAAGTGATTTTTTATGAGCATTACAGCAAAACCAAAGACCCTGTGAATGCTTGGCTTGCCCGTCGTCCCGGCAAGAACACTGTGTATTTAATGATATTTAGCGAGTCTTTCGGCTGGACTGAACGCCCTAGCGTCCGGCACATTGACGATCCTGGCCTAAAAGAGAGGTCTGAATGGGCGAAACATGGAGCATGGGTCGAGAGTGAGACCACAAAGGTAGTGAGGGAACTTAAAAGCCTGTTGCCACAGCTAAAGGCATTGCTGGCAAAACCAGAACCTACGAGACAGAAGAAAGCTAGCTAATGGAATCTCAAGCCAGTGGGCCTTCAGGGATTGGTGCAGCCGATGCCGGTGTGAGTACGACTTCTAAGACGACTACTCCTCCGGTATTGGGCCGCATCGTCAATGCGTGGATGGGTAAAATCCGTTCAGCCAAAAGGGCAAAGACAGACTTTGATCGTGATGCAGCAGAAGGTATGTCATTTTATACAGGGGATACCCGTCAGCTGTGGAAAACGATGTTCCGTGATGGAAACATTTCCGGTTCTCCTGCCCCTACTCCCTCCTTTTTGATTAATATCAATAAGGCTTTCGAGGCTTGTAAAATCTTTGGGTCTGTTCTGTACAACCACAATCCTAAGCGTAATGTGACACCTCGTCAGTTGCCAATGGTTAGCCCAGAGGTTTTAGGTATTCAGCTTCCTCAAGTTGATCCTAATACTGGCATGGCCGAGCCACCTGACGAAGGTGCAATGGCTTACATGCAAACCATGCAGGGGATGGAAGTAGACAGAGAAACAAAACAAACACAGGCAGACTTGGTCGAGAGATATCTTAACTACACGCCAGGTGAATTAGATCTACGGACGCAGGCTAGGAAAGCAGTAGACGAGGCACTGATTACTGGTGCTGGTGTTATGTGGACAGAGGCAGTAACCATGCCGGCTGATCCACCGAATGAACCATTCTTAATGGTAGGTTCTTTCTACGATACCGTCGCGAACCTACTGCTCGATGCAGACGCAACAGACATTGGTGAGATTCATTTTTGTGCTCGTCGTGTCACTCTGCCTCGCGATCAGGTAGCCCGTCAGTTTGGGATACCCAAGAAAGACTTGACACCAAACACGAAGACATCCGACTCGGACAATCAAAACAGCAGAACGGTAGCCCAGTACCCCTACGAAAGCCAAGCCCGAAGACAGGGGGGGAAGACAACAGACCTAGTAACGTACTACCAGGTTTATTCGAAGATAGGGGTTCTTGAGCAACTAAAGGGGGCAAGGAAAAAGACAGACGGTGGAGCGATGTTTGATGCGGTAGGCGACTACGCTTATCTTTGTGTTTCCGATGCTTGTCCTTATCCCTTAAACATTCCTCCTGCCGTTCTGGACGAGCAGCCTGACGAAACAGGTTTTCCTCAAAGCCTTCGCCAGCGTCTTGCATGGCCGATCCCGTTCTGGGCTGACAATAATGGTTGGCCTTTTGAGATGCTTGGGTTTAATCCTATCCCTAACTCTGTCTGGCCGATGAGCCTAATTCGTCCAGGAATAGGGGAATTACGTTTTATTAATTACATAATCAGTTGGCTTGCTACCCGTATTACGGCTAGTTGCCAGACAATGATTGGTGTGAGCAAAGCAGCGGATGAAGATATTAAGCAGCAGATTCTAGCGGATAGTAAGTTTGGGTTTAAGATTGTTGAGATCTCTCAGGCTTTGGGGCAGAACATTAATGAACTGATGTCTGTATTTCAGACACCTAATGTAAATGCTGATGTATGGCAGATTCTTGATCGCGTCATGCAGTTGTTTGATAAGCGAACGGGTTTGACTGAATTGATGTATGGTCAAACGACTTCACAGATGAGAAGTGCGACGGAGGCTTCTGTGAAGGGTGATGCAATGCAGGCACGACCTGCCGACATGTTAGATCAGGTTACACATTGGGGTACACGTTTATCCCGTAAGGAGGCTCTTGCTGCTCGTTGGTTGCTACGACCTAACGACGTTATGCCGATCATGGGTCCGCTTGGCTCGATGGCATGGCAGCAGCATTTAAGTTTGAAACCAGGTGAGGATCCGGCTGTGATTGCTCGAGAGTTCGAGTACACAATTGAGACGGATGCTGGTCGCAAACTCAATAAGACTAATCGTGCACAAAGCATTAACACTGCCATGCAGACTTTAATGCCGATGTTGATGGGTCAAGCACAGGCCACCAACAACTACGATCAAGTCAACGGGCTAATCAAGGCGTTTGCAGAAACGCTGGAACTTGATCCGAAAGGGATGATGCTCCAGCCATTGCCCCCGCCACCGATGCCTCCTATGGATCCCGCAGCAGCGGCTCCGCCCGAACAACAGGGGACTCCTCCAGCCCCTGAACAAGCGTGAGGCCCGCTGCGGGATCCACAACACAATACATGCGTAGCAAATTTGACACTGCTGTTGCGGAGTTGCGTAAGCATGGCATTAAGCCATGTGGGACTGCACGTTGCAAAAGAGATTGCACGCCGGAACGCTGGGCTGCTCACCTCGAGTACTTGGTGTTACGCAGGAAAAGGGAAAAGGAAAAGATCAAGGTTTACAACCGAGCCTACAAGATCCGAAGTCGTTATGGCATATCACCTGAACAATATGACGCAGCACTGGAAGCGTGTAACTATACGTGTCAAATCTGTGGTGAATGCTGCCGTAAGAGACTATCTGTCGATCACTGTCATGAGACTGGAGAGAACAGAGGATTGCTTTGCCAGAACTGCAATACAGCCATCGGTATGTTTCAGAACAGTGAATTCAAGTTGGAGAACGCATTGGAGTACATACGCAACTGGAACAAAAGCCACGTTGCAGAACTTTTACGGAGGGAAGATTTAGATGATACCGCAAAGCGTAACTGATTTAGGGAATCAAGCTATTAAGCATTACAAGGAATGCCTCTTGAATGGCTGTACTGACAAGTTTGCCGAGATGGTGACGCTTGGTCAGGCTCCTGTTTACAAGGGTTCAGACCGTGCTTTTATGGAAGGTCGCATGACGGAGGGGGGTGACACAATGCTTCCCGATCAACGGGCAGTCGCAGAACGCGAAGCTAAAGCAGCAGGCATTGCCACATCGGGGCGTTTTTATATGGGTGGTTTGGCTGATAAACGCCAATATAGGGATCCTGGAGCATGGGTTGGGAGTCGGGATGAGGTGATAACCACTGCAAAACGCCGAAAGTTGCAGCTGGAAGGTCAGATTAATTACACACCCCCTATAAAGGCAAAGCAAAAACGCAAAGAAATCAGTGCCCGAGCATTACGGGAACTGACAAAACAGGAAAGAGCCGAACATCCTGGCCTCACTCAAAGGGCTGCAGAAGAGCAGGTAAAAGACAAATACATACCTAAATGGAAAAGACGGCGTAAATGATCCTTCTTGGACCATAAATCCCATACAGGAGCATGCACATGGCAGGAAAACGCACAATATTTAATGACGGTACAGATCCCGGTGAGGATCCAGTAGAGGATCCAGTCATTGAGGAAGGTCGCAAGATCTCCGAGTTGCCACCTGCACCAAAAGAAGCAGACGGCATGGCGACCCCTGAAATTGAAGATGGGGAGATGGCAATTGCTGCGTCTGTGCCGGATGCCAATGGCGGTGGACACCTACAGGAAACATTGATTTGTCGTTAAACACAACGACATCATCACTCTATCGTGCATGGATAGAAGTAACTGGTTCAAATGTCACGAGCAGCATCTTTGATTTCCAAGACGACTCGATAACCAAAGACAACTCTGTTGTTTCCATTAATGGTGTTGTTCTTGATGGCGATCAATACGATCTTGCAACCGGCGAGGTCACAATTCTTAATACGGACACCGTCCCGTTGCAATTAGGTGATGTGATTGGCGTGATTAGTTTTGTGGCTGAAACGCCAAATTCTTTGTTCAATAACCCTACCTATGGGTTGCAAACTAAGGATATATCGATTGTTGGGGAAGACCCAAATCCCGAAACGACTCCGATTGCCGTATCAGAGAACAACCTACAGAATCAACAGGATGTCAACTGGTTTCTCCTAAGAGAGATAGAAAACATAGAAATTCCAGAAGATCAAGACCTGTCAAAGTATGAGACAATAGTCAACAGCGAGGCAGGTGATTCTGCTCTTCAAGATCAGATAGACGCACTGTCTGCGAGTGGAGGATACAACGACGCATGGATTCAAGTTGCCATAGAAGCTGGTGACGAAGCCACTCTGGATGATGCGAAAAAGTACACCGACAGCGAGATTGCCGCGATACCGCCGACTGACTTGTCGGCACACGCCACGAAAAAAGAAGTGACTGATGGCGATGCGAAGGCTCTCACCGATTCAAAGAAGTACACAGACGACAAGATTGATGCAATCGTCTTTCCTCCCGGTACTATCGTTCGGGACACAGAGCCGCCTAATGCACCCAACGGAACGAACTGGTTCGATACAGTAAGGCTCGAATTGTTTGTTCGTGCATCTCAAACTTGGGTTCCGTCCTCGCCTCTCGGAGCACGGGTGACTCAGGGGGAGTTATTGCAATCTGAACTTGTTGATCGCGTCACAACAATAGAAGAAATTCAATCGCAACCTTCAAGCGATGTAGACAAAGAGTACGTGGATGCACAGGACGCAACAAAGATCGGAAACACAGGAGAGCAGATTCTTCCTACTGCAACGTGGAAGCTACGAGCGAAGAAGGTTGACGACTCAGGGAACTACTCCTATCTCGCCATACAGGACGATTCTCTAAAGTTGTATCACGTTGCCGATCCAACTGCGGATGCTCATGGAATGAGTCGAGGTTATGCAGACGGTCGATATCAATTCATTCAAAAACCAATCGGTTTCAAGGTTGATCAGGCTGGGGTTTGCACACTGAACACAATCCCAAGCAGCGGCGAGTTCTGCGGCCTTAACAACTCTTCTCCGGGATCATCGACTGCGGCAAACAATTATTTTGGAAACTGGAATGCTGGCATCAGAGTTCACATAGATAAGTTGTTGAACCCGCAGGGGAGCCAGTTTGAGGTTACGGAGAGATACAGTATCGCTGGCACTGTCAGCATTTTCGGCAAGGATACAGGCAAGCTGTTTTTCAAGCATGGGATCACCGCCGTTGTCCGTGACAGTTCGCACCCTTACGTCGAATTGATATTTGCAACTCGTGTTCCGACTTTCGGGACGGGTTCAATAAACGACGAATCGAAATACGTTGTCATTGTTGACGGCCTTACATCGACTGCAACAAATACAACACTCGTACCGGAAGGGGCCGGAGAAGAATGAGCATTCCAGCAAAGCCACACGTTGAAGGCCAAGAATTCACGAATCCAGAAACGAACATCACTTACACCTACGATGGTGTGAAGTGGATGGCTTCTGGTGGTGAAGAGTTAGACCTAGACCTGTCTAACTACGTCAAGAAAACAGGTGGCGATGATATGCAGGGGCCGCTGCACGTGAAGAATCAGGGGTCGGATGCTAGGGCGACAAATCGCGTCACAACTCTAGGGGTATTCTCTAACAGTGAGGGAAGTGCGTTACGTCTGGGCACTACGCGAGATCGTGTGTACATCGGGAACAACGATACTTCCATAAATGGCCCGCTTAAAGTTGACGAGATTCAGGAAAAGAACAAAGACGCAGGAACTACATTTTCTGACAATGTGCAATACAACGGAGCAACGACCAACGACACCAACATTCAAACCCGTGAATCAGTAGTGTCACTGATGAATGGTTATGCGACTAAGGCAGAGTTGCAGCAAGCGATCAATGACCTCCGAGATGAAATCGAACAGCAGCGGTTCAACAACATATTCTTCACGATGCTCCATTCGTTAGCAAGACAAACAATACGGAGTTATATTACTCCTCTAACTCTGGAGCGTTGCCACCAAACGAACGTCTGTTCGGCCTTCATTACGATGGCAATTCGATGACCACGAACAGGTTCCCGGCAAACTGGAACTCCCATCTACGAGTTGGTAATGGGGTTGTGGCGATAGATCGAAACGGATCGAAGGTAGACATCCCTCTCGGCTACGACGAAAATTGGACAGGAACAGTTTCGATCTATGAATTCAATCCTAGCGTGATCGAAGAACATACAAAACTTAGTTTGATCTTCAAGAACAGCGTCCACAACATCAGAAGGTCATCTGGCAACAACTGCGTGTACATCACGTTCGGCACAGAAAAAGACGGCTACGAACGACATACACCGATCTTTGCACGAGGCGATGTTTCAGGCGACCTCGACGGAAAGAAGGTCATCATGCTGTTGGACGTTTATCGAATCGGAGACCGGCACGACCCAGAAGGTGGCGGAGTTTCCTTTGATGCAGTTGACGAGAGTGCTATCACAGAACCAGTAGTGCCAGAAGAGGAGTAAGGTATGGCTGACAATACACGCAAGACATCCAATTTAGTAAACACAATACCTCTGTCTTATGACGACAGCACGGTATCCGAACAGCCTGCTCGCCCTATACGGGGAGACTTGTGGTTTACCACTACAACACGAACCGTCAAAGCTAAACAGGAAGAACAAAAACCTCAACGTAAACCTCTAAAAAGAATTACAGACCTTCGACCAAAAGTTAAACAACTAAGGAGTAAGAAAAATGCCTACTAACGATATTCGCATATGGGACGGGTCGTCGTGGTGCTCCATCGCTGGTGCTGATGGTGATCCGGGTGTAAGTGTTAAAGACGCTACCGCTGACGAGTCCAACGTTCCAAACAAACCAGACGGTTCGCTTGGTGACGCAACGGCTGATGTCACAGAAATCCCCGATGCAAACGGTGACTTAACACTGGCATTTGATTTTGGAATCCCCGTTGGTCTTCCCGGTGCCTCTGCTGAAACTAATGTTGGCACTGTGGCAACGAACACGATAGCGTCAGACCAAGACGCTTCTGTATCTATCAATGACAGTGATGCTGGCCCTAACGCCACACTCGACTTTACCTTCAACATTCCGAAGGGCGAGGATGGCACAGGTGTTAATATACTTGGTCAGTTGCAGGAACCTGCCGGAACTCCTGTCTTAGGCCCGCCTACTCAAGACAACACACAGAACCATGATATCTGCACAGATGGGCCGGGTTCTGCTTGGCTAGATAAAGACGGTGATCTGTGGGTGTGGGTTGAGCAGACCGGAGACTGTGCAGGAGGCACTCCACCAACGTATAACAATGTGGGAAGCATACAGGGGCCAGCAGGTGATAGTTCTGAAGTTGCTGTTGGGAATGTAACTACCAGCACTTTGGCGTGCGGTAATGATGCCGTCGTAGAAGTAAATGCAGCAACAGGGTCAACGCCATCTGACCTCACGCTGGACTTTGATTTTTCTATTCCGACTTCCAGTATCGATACTGGCACTCTCACGCTTGCTGAAGCCTGCACGGATGATGGCCTTACAGGAACATTAACAAACTCAGGCACTGATACTTGTGCGGTGATGGATTTGGAATTGAACATTCCAACTTTTAAGGCAACGTCTTCGCCTGAAGGCTCTGCACCAGCAACCCCATGTCCCGGTCACATGTGGATTGTCACCGGCCCATAGGGAAGCATTACAAAGGGTTATTCAATGCCAGTTAAAGATGTAAAGATTTATACAGGTGCAGCAGAAGGCTGGGTGTCCATAGGGGACTTGTCTAAGGCCAATCTGCCTATATCCAGCACTGATAACAAGGTTACGTTATCAGATGATGACGGTACGTTTATTGTTAAGACGGGAGATACTGCTGGCGGCCAAACAAATCAGCTAGTAGTTGCAGATGATGGTGTGGTCGGTGTGAACATAGACGACCCAAACCTTGCAGGGGGCGGTGAGGGAATCCATATTCATTCGGACGTTGCTGGTGTACACTCTGAACTTCACATGACCACTGTCAACACGGGGTCATCGGCAGGGGACGGACTAAACATTCAGATGGGTTCTGATAAGAACGTCAAGATTAACAATCGTTCTGACGGCTCTATTCAGATGTTTGCTAACAATGACGAGTCTCTGCGTGTAAGCGAAGAAGCCGTCACAGCTTATGTGAATCAAGTGATTCAGGTAAACAATCAAGAAACGTCTGCACCAAGCAGTGCAAACAACGTCAACAACAAACAGATGGTGACGTTAAAGAGTACGGACGAAGCAGGTGCAAAGTTTATCGGTTTATCGTTTCAGCATGTGCTGTCAGGCAGCAAGGGTGCTTCAGCTTGCATTGGTCTACAAGATGAATCGGCAGACGGTGTGCCAAACAAGGGCGAGATGCAATTTGTGATTCGTGGTGACAACTCTGCACAAGTTGCAACTCCACTCAAAATAAACAAAGACGCAATCATTGTTGACGGTCAAATCCAGACCAACACGATCACAGACAAAGACGGTGTTGGTGCTTCTATTGGTCTGGGTTCTTCAGTCAATTCAGTTTTTATTGATTCCACAAGTGGCTTCACGGGTTCTGGAATCCGATTTGAAGTGAATCAAAAGAGTGCCGGATCGACTGTCACTAACTTTGATGGGTTTGCAACTATTGCCAACACATTGGCAGACAGCAAGATCGCAACAATGTCCGGTTCTCGTACTTCAATGAGAAACACCGGAGCAGGTGCAGAAGTCAATCAAGTGTTTGGGTATTACGTTTACGAAATGCCAGCAGCAGCAACGTTGACAGGAGACAATCCGATTGCTGCGGGACTTCGTTTGACTAACAACAACTCGGGTGATGGTGACTACAACATACTTGCTGACGGTACAGCCCCCAGCAAATTTTGGGGGCCAATCGAGTATTCATCCACTGATCTGATTACAAAAGACGAACATCTAGTCACTAAGGGCTGGGTAACGTCTAACGCTGGCGGTGGTGGCACTCTGCCAGTTCAGACCGCGAACGGTAATGTTGTCATTGATGGAACGAACGGTGGCACTCTTGAGATTGAAACCACAGCCGGTTGTGTTTGGAACAACAATGGAAAGCAAACATTCAAGCAACTTGCGGCTGGTGGCACCTTTGCTATGGGTGACAACGCAGGCAGTACGGCTGTACAGTTGCAGGTGGGTACAAGTGCTGACCAACCGACGGCTACTGGCAGCTACACTGGTCTTTATTACAAAGGCACACCACCAATAAGCTGTGATTTCGATAACACTCATTACGGGATCATGTCCGGCATGTGGTACGTCCGCAGGGGCATACCGATGGATTGGGTGATTGCTTACACAGCACGCCGACCGTACTACGATGAAGACAATTACCGACCAACTAATTCTACGCAGGTTACGACTAACAAGTATGCAGCCTACTACCTTGATAGCGTATCTTGGTCACGAGCAAAGACAAATTATGGAGTTCGGGTCGATGTTAGCAATATGACCGTCCCGGCTGTTGGAAACCCGGATGACCCTGCTCCACCAGTAGACATTGAAATTGCCGTCATCACAACGACTCCACAGGAAGACTTGCCAGAGTTGCTGTATGGAGAAGCGGCTGATGGTCAGCCTAAAACAATAAAGAACTACAATGCTTGGTACAAGACTGACGGACACTTGTACTACCTGAGTGACTATGACAAAGACGTAGATGGTTCTGGCACATGGAATCCTGTTTACATCCCTTCATACGCTTATGAAAACTACGGGATTTATTCAGGTGGCAATGCTGACAATTACTTTGGTGGTCGCATTCTTGCAGACCAGCAAACGACTGCAAGAGCAGCAGAAAATGATATTCGGACTTGGCACAGGGGGACAGACTCTCCAAGTAACTACAAACGATATCAATCCTAATTGGGCAGCCGCTAATTATGCAATCGACGTAAGGCATCCAACTGGAAGAATGCGTCTTAGGAATGAAACGAGTCAAGCCCATGTGCCAGAAGGCGAAGACCCACCAATAGCCGGTCTGGACATTGATACGAATAGCAATACTTTTGAAACAAAGATTGCGTTTTGTACAGGTGGTGTTGAACGGTCTGTCATTCGTCAACAAACTTCAAACACAAATCTTGAATTTAGAAAAATACAACTAGGTGGTGCAACCGGCGGCTTTACTTTTATTTCTGCCGCATGGGGCGTAGAACTAGAAACGCTATACAACCGTTATGACAAAACAGTAATAAGCACGTTTGCTAGTGGCGACACCGAATCCACAACTCGCGTAACGGTTAATGCCGACTCTGTAAGTACCAATGTTGATGATAACATCGAGTTTGGTTGTTCAGACCCAACGCAAGAAGCAAGCCCGAAGGTATGGTTCAAAGGCTATGTTAAGGACGGTGTGAATGACTCCGACAAACCAACGACCGTTCGTCATGGTTATATGCAAGGGTATCTTGCACCAGAAGCAGTCAGCAAAGGCCAGTTCCAGTCCAACATCGGCATCTGGACTCAGCTTGGCTCGTCACCATACAACAGAACAAGTGCAGACTTAGAAATAACGTATGACGGTAATGTTGTAATTAACAACGGTCAAATCCAGACCAACGAGATCACCTCAAAGGATGCTGCTTCTTACGTTCCAGCACAAGGAAATCCCGGCGACGAAAATTATGTTCCCGGTAGCACTGGTGATGCAAAGATAGTCTTTGGTGACGGCACAGGAAAAGATCGCATTGTCTTCAAGGCAGGCGATGACACACCCGTTATGGACATAATGGGTGATAGACGGCAAGCGAGAATTAGGTCTATTGGAACGGAGGCACAGCCCGCCCTTTCTTTCGTGTACACAACTACTGGTTTCTTCTTGTATCCAGACGAAAACGGGACTGGGCCAGACGCATACGCTGACAACAATTCTGGAATAGCACTAACACAAAATCCTCCAAACGGAAATGGGCTACCTCGTTCGACTGTCAAGTTTGGACGAAATGGTGTAACTGAGTTCTTAACACGAATCGAAACGCCAAAAGTTGCATCCAACGCAGACGACTCTGCCTGTATTCACTTTGTTAGTACACAAGCAAAGCTGGTGGCAAAACTTGGTCAGGATGAATACGTTCCAACTGATGACAACTCCTTAGTCACACGTAAGTATGTAGATGACAAGTTGGAGAACGGTGCTACTCAAATCACACTACCTCCAAACACTGATCCTGCTACCGCAGAGCCTTTGGCAATCATAACTCTAGTCAGCAACCAAGCTGCCTATATCGGAGCAGGAAAAATCGCTGGGTATCTAGACCCCGATCAGGTTCCAACCAGAGCAACTGGTGCTGTTTGGCAGTTTAGAGAAGACGGTACATCGGACTGGTTTCTTGGAACAGCGTCTTACATAGCATATCCCGGCTCAACTATTGGAGGAACTGAAAAAGACATGGGAGACCTGCAAGCAGCAGTAACAGAAGCACAGGCAATGACGGCAGAGTTTGCCTCTAATGCGAGAGTAAAAGTCCTGCTTAACTTTGGCCCCACCAATGGTAAGTCATACGAAGTTCGTTTGGCGTATGAAACTGCTGCCGGTGTAGGTGCTTGGGAATATGATGATGGAAGATTTAACCCGTCTGGGTATTAACTTTTTTTGAAAGAAAGCGAGTTAGAAGATGGCTAAACGAGTAATAGGAACCCCGATCTCTGTTCAGGAACACAGAGAGACATTATCAGCAACTGTTGATGTTGAAAGCGGCATGACCGACTTCATCATTCAACGAACCCTGACAGATGCAGACAGTAAAGAAGTTATCTGTGTTCAGAAGATTCGTGAGACTTCTCCCACTGGGGATGTAGCCAAAGCGATCAACGAAGCAGTAGCAAGGTCTCAAGAGAACGCACCGGAACCAGAACCCGCAGAGTAAATCATGTATACAGCCCAAGATGTCATGTCGTACTTGCTCATGACTGTTGGTGGCGGAAGCCAGGATCTCGAACAACGAATATTACGATCAGCAATTTCGCATGCTTATCGTGATGTCACATTTGCTCGAGACTGGCTCTGGCACACAGCGTCTGAAGAAATTGTTACAGATTATGCCGCAACTTCTTTAATCGAAGGGCAGCAAAGTCGAGTAGCGACGGAGTACCTATTGCCTCATGGTTGTAAAAACATTGATTCACTGTTTACTCCGCAGCCGGACGGAACACCAAATGGTCTTTTCTTTTGGCAGTACCTGTCTCCGACTGACTTTAATCGTTTCATGTCTCAGGGTTTTATTGACTATCCTGATTCATATTTCACGGTGATGCCAGCCGGTGGTCAGCACAGAAACCGATGGAAGTTGTGTATATCCAACCACCTTTCGGTTGGCACTACCATGCAATTCACCTATCGGCGACAGCCGGCTGATCTTGTGCTTTTTGGTTCTGAGCCTTCCTCCCGGACAGGCACTGTAAAACTCGAAGCGGCAAACTATGCAGTCGCGGGAACAAACACAGAATTTCCTGTACGGGCGACAGGCAGTGTGTTGAGAATATCTGATAACGCTACCAATGTACCGGAGCCAACAGACGGTTTAAACCCGTATGTGTGGCAAGTGTTAATCGATAGTGTGGATTCCGAAACACGACTGATGCTAACCGAAACCCCAGACACATCATATGACGAAGTGCGTTACTGCATATCTGACTATCTTGATGTCAGTCCCGGAATGTTTACGGCTGTGCTGAGTTACTCAGAGTTATGGTACGCACGTCTTTCTGGCAAGCCTATCGACACTGCGGCTGCAGTTGCTTCTCGAGATATTCGAGCAGCGTTTGAAACAGATCAAGTTGTTCCGATATCAGGCCGTCGTCGTCCACATGCTCTCCCATCATGGGCAAACGCATTGGCTTTCCCCACAAGGATCTAGGAGGGTATTGTGAGGATCAATCAGTTTCAAGGGATTATCACCCAAGCGTCATCGTATGCATTGCCACCCGGAGCATTTCAAGATCTTGTTAATTTTGAAACAACCTATCCGGGACAACTCACGCCTCGTGATGGCGTTCAAACACTGACGGCACCCAGTGGACCAGCGGATTGCATCATTGTGCATATTGTTCCGTTGCCTGGTGATATCAATAATGGAGACGGTGCACTTCTCTTTGATAGTTGTGGCAACATCTACATATGGCCTATAGATCCTGAAAAGGTTTCAGCAAACATTCTGTGCGAAGACTCTGTTGATTTAACCACAGAGAACGACTTGCCATTGGAGGTAGAGTAGTGTCGAATCAATACCAGTACAGTACAGAGCACCCGATTACTGTGGCTCTTGGCCCACACCGATATGCTTATGGGTGGCAGGGCAACGATGTCAAACCAATACGCATCGATTTGACAACCGGCGAAGAAGTATACGATGCCGGCATTGAGCCTCCTACATCTAGCAGCGGTCGCAGTCTTCCATTTTCTGTCACTCGTAAAGCCGAAGCCAAGTTCTATGTAACACGAGTGGATGTAGTTGAGGGAGGAACTCAATACTCGTTTCCACCGCAATTAGTTATCACTGGCGATACCCAGAAAGAGTTTGAATATAACACGTACTTGTTTGGATCGGCTTTGGGTGGCGTGAAGATACTGAATGGTGGTCGTGGATATACAGTCCCACCCACTGCAGAAGTGCAGGACAGTTACGGTCAGGGTGCACAACTTGAGGTTGTACTGGGCAATGGGGCGGTGGATCCAGCTGATGACGACGGGCGTGTAGAAACATACTCTGTGCAGCAGCAGAATGTATCAGCACCAGCATTACCGTGCATACGTTCGGATGGTCTTGTGCAATCTTCCGGTAGTGCGTATGTCGATCCTTCTACATGGTCGAGTGTAGATAAAATGGGGAATACGTGGACGTTTGTAAGAAAGGCCGGCGAACTTCTTACTTACGAGTACAACCTCATCAAGAGTTGGGACAAGGCGGGATTAGCTGGTGAAGGAGCAGACGGCTGGCAGCCCATCTTATACACGCCCATTAAAGTTCAGTTCACCTTTACATCTGTCACCGAATCGGCTGGGCAATACTCCAGACACTATCCACTCAACCTGCAATCCGTAGCAGTGACCAACAAAGGGGCAGGCTGGAAGACAGACAACAATAAACCAGTCGTTGTAGTTCTTGGATCATATCCATTAGGTGCATACTCAATCCCTGATTCCAGCCAGCCGAATGCATCGGGCACAAAGGCAATGGTTGTCGAACTTTACACAGGCTCCAATCCAAACAGCCCTGCTAATAACTATCAAGGGTCTAGTCAGTACCCAATCAAAAGTATAAACGTAGTAACTCCTGGTATTGGTTATGTAGGGCAACCACTGATTGAGTTATCCACAGACAGTGGCGTAGGGGGTGTGGTTCAGGCAAACATTGCAACAGATCAAACAGTCAGAAGTGCAGGGAATGAAACGGTAGGGCAAGGAAAGGTAACGGACACAAGAGTTATCAATGGAGGTCTATACACAAGCCCACCAGATGCCACAATTATTTCCGGTGGAGCAGAAGTCAATGTCATTAGTCGTCCTCACCTGCGTGGTATATACCAGTGTTACACACGTTTTGTAGACGACACACCAGAAGACAGGGGAGGGCCAATACCTTCTAACCTTAGCCCCGTCGTTGAGTTTAACGCCAATGCATTTCAAACGTCTGATGGTCAGATTGGCTGTGGATCTATCGCGTGGACGGCACCAGTGGATCCGCAGCGGGAAGACGGCAGACCATTAAAGGTTGAGTTATGGAGGTCATCCGCCAATCAAGCAACAACGCTATATCGTGTTGCAACCGTAGCATGCGGTGCAATCAAAGAGGATGACCTCACGGACGAAGAACTGGCTTCTCCTGACAGAGCCGAGATGCTGGCAATGCCGATCCTTCTCAGCAACGGAGAACTGAATGCAAATCGTTTTGAAGTGCCGATGAAAGATAAAGCAGTAGCATGCATGTTTCAGGATCGCGTGTGGGTGGGAGCGGACACAAGCCTGAAAGAGCCATCCACTCTCTACTATTCAGAGGTCGATGAGCCGGAGAGCATGCCTGAAATTAACCAGCTTGTTCTTCAAAACAATGACAAGAGCCAAGACCACATCACTGCACTTGCTCCCTTTGGTTCTCATCTTGCGGTCTTAATGTCTCACGAATACCACAGGCTGAGTTACGTTAGCCAGCCAATCATCGATGCAAACATCCAAGTGGCAGCGTATCGAGGTTGTATCAACCAAAGATGTTGGGACCAGATGAACGGCAACCTATATGCACTTGATACAGAAGGCGTCTGGATGGCAGATTCTGGAGGCACGGTTGATCCAATATCCACAGCTATAGCCAGCCTATTCACCAAGAAGATTGACTGGGCTAAGAGCACATGGTTCTCGGTGCAAAGCGACCACTCGAATGACACAATTAAAGTAAGTGTTCGTTACAAGGGTGATGGTGAAGGACATTGGCCCACACGTCAGCTTGTGTACTCAACGCTATCCAAGAGTTGGCAAGAGTTCCGTCACCCACTGCCTCTAGTAGGGGCAGCTGCCATACGTGATGTGACTGGAGAGATGATTACGGTATACGGAAGTAATGCAACATCCCTATTCCGTACAGACGGTAGCGACACAGACCTCTGTTACTACGGCATCACATCGGTGACTATTGAAGATCCGGGTGAGGGCTACATCTATCCACCAACGATTACCGTTCCTGGTGGTGATGGAGCCGTCCTTGAGGCATCGTTGGACTTGCGTGGTCGGGTGCACAAAGTCTTCATTCGCAGTACGGGATATCACTACGATCCAGACGCCTACGCTGAAGTGGAAGAATCACCTCTGGGGCCAGAGAAAACAGCGATTCTTAAATGCAATGTGGATGTCGGGAGGATCCCAATACCATGTTCCGCCAAGACTGGAAACATGGAGTACAAGCTAAACGAAGAGCCAACAAGAGACGTAAACTTCTTGTATTCGCCAACAAAGGAGCCGACAGATATAGCCCTTGCGTGCTACTACAACAACAATCCAACAGCACGAAACAATGTAATAGAGAGAGAAAGAGGCGATGGTGTTGTTTATACGGAAAGCACACCGTTGGCAGTCGTTAATACATACGAAAAGAATCTGCCACCACAACTTCAGAATGGGGTAGCAACTGCTCGCATGCAAGGTGTTACTGACCCTGCAATCAAGGGCAATGATCGACATGTAGCGGTTGAACTGAGGACTGAACGCAAGGAAGACGCAAAGCCCATTATTCATAACATCGATGTTATGGGGGTCGTTGAGTAATGTTTACTTCTCAATCGAATCAGCTTAACACTGCACTGCAGCAGAGTGGGATCCCACCTAATGCGGCAGATGCGATTGTGCAGAGTATTGCTAATTGTGCTGCTACTCTCCAGCATCGTGGGCCTGTTTCGTTTGAATACGTTCCGCAAACATCTCGACTGGTTACACCGGAAGACATGAAGTCAACAACCCAGAGTTTGGGAAACTTCGAGATCTCAGATGGTGAGCGTCGTCCGTTTCGTCCCAATACCATTGACGACCCAGACCGTGTAGATCCTCCACTTGATGGCCCTCCCCCGAACAGCCCCCCCGAGCCGTTTGACCCGTCTGCTCTTTGGGCAGCGATCCAAACACTTCAAGCCCGCATGTCGAATCTCGAGGCCGCTGTGCGTGCTAATCGTTCACAGATTAATACCAATAAAAATGCCATTGAGTACATCCTGCGTCTCCTGCAGAACACGACAGAGTGCCCTACGGACGAAGAGAGTAGTTCTGAATTAATACCAGAAGGGACACTTGGACCAGGCATTGGTGGATTGGGATAGTTTAAGTTGGCAGTGCTGCCTGTCCATTTTAAAATGGCATGTAGGAGGAATACCTGTGTTCATACAACTTGGCGGGAAATTTTTAAAAGTTGCCGGCCAGTTCGCCACCAACATTGCCTGCTGTTGTGGATTTGATCCCAAGAAATGGTACTGTCTTCTTAGCAGTGACGGTAGCTATCGGTGTGCACAAGAGTACGACTTTGAAGTTGATCAGATGCTCAGTGAGCATGGGTCACAGTCTGAGTGCGAGCAGCAGTGCGGCATCGGAAGTGTTTACTGTTACTACGACAAAGCAATTGGATACTACTGTACAGACTATTTTGACGAAGGTTACTTGTCTGGACCTTACCCGGACACTATCACTTGCAATGAAGCCTGCAAGCAGATGTGGTTCTGTGTTGATAAAGGAACACCGCAATCTGGTAGTCAGCCAGAATGTGAATTACAAGACCCCAGTGAGTCGTATCTTTCAGGTCCATACGGATCACAAGACGCTTGCTATGCCAGGTGTGGTGATCAGTGGTGGTGTGTTGTTAAATACAATAACACCGATGACTATGAATACGAATGCGTCATGGACAATACGGGGGCACCAGACAATGCGATTAGTGGACCGTACCAGTACGACACGACATGCAAGGACGCTTGCAAGATCTGTGAAGAGATTATCCTGCCAGATCAGAAACCATGTCCTGATTGCGTCGATGATGCATGTGTTTACATGGCTGGCGAGGGCGGTCTTGATGGCGGACAGTGGGGTACATGTTGTGCAGGGCTGATTGAAACTTGGAGGTATTGTCAGGGCGAATGGGAGTTAATCCTTCCGTGCCACCCAGAGGGTGAACGAACTGCCGGCACACCAGCGTGCGAAGTGTATCCTGAGTCACTCGACTTTCCCGAAGATCCGGTTGAAGGCCAGTTGTATGAAGTTGAGTGTGACAGGGTCTTAGGCTTTGACCCGTCTGACTACCCAGACTGCGAGGACTGCGATTACAACTGTGTCGAGACTGACGGTGCGTACGACTGCGAACTAGACCCTGCTGGACCCCATAAGACATTACAAGACTGTATAGATAAGTGCCCTGAAAAATGGGGATGTATTGCGACAGACGAGTGTGTCCAAAAACCTGACGGCACGTATGCCACTGAGACTGAGTGCGTTGATAATGCTCCTGTTGATTGTGCTGCTACGGGTGCTTGTTGTTTTCCTGATGGTGATATCCCTGCTCACTGTCATGAAGACGCACCGCTTAACCAAGAGGGTCCGTGCGTTGAGGCTGGCGGAACTTTTTATGCTAACGAGACTTGCTTGTCCGCTTGTCCATCCACACCTCCAGGCGTTTGCCTGTACAGAGCCGATGGGTTGGGAAGTTGCTACAGGTGGTATGACGGTCTAACGGGGAATTGTGATTACGAAAGTGCAGAAGCCGCTGAAGAAGGGGCAGCGAATGATGCTGCCCCTTACACGGATGGGGCTTGGTGGTATGTGTATCCAAACAATCCCGATGATATATCTGAAGGATGGTGTTACGAATTGTTTTATCGCGAGCCGGGATGGGGAGAACCACAGCCAGCAGGAACATCGACCGAAGAAAACTGTAAGGCAAGTACATTAAGTCCGATTTATCCGGGTGCAGAAAAAGGCGGGCAGCCATTAACGCAAGAAGAAGTTCAGTCTGCATACGATGAATTGGTTGGTTCTACGTGGGTAAACGACAAGCCTGCTGACAAATGCAAAACTGTGAATAGTGAGGACGAATGCACAGAAAGCACAGGGGTTTTCTGCCCCAACGTAACTGAGTGCCCGGACGACCTAACTGCGGGCTGCCCAGATCCTAACCGTTCAATTTCTTTTGCTCCCCCTCCGTGAGAAAGGTTTCCAATGAAAGTGATTTCGTATGATGCTGCCGTTGCAGCTGCCCCTTACCGAACACCTGGCTACCTCGATGAACTACTGGCTTCGGGTACTCCTGTACTCAGGGGAGATCAGGTCATATCGTTGCGAATCGACGACGAAGTTTACAAAAACCTTGCTGCTAAATATCGACTTGCCCCGAACCATGTGTGGGTTACACAGCCAATGATGGGTCAATACATCCATAAGTGCAGTAACTGCGGCAGGGCCATTGTGAACGACAACCCAAGCCCTCCAGAGGGTCAATGCAAAATGCCTGTTACACCTCAACCTGAGCCTCCTGCTGGGGTGGGCAGTCAAATAAAAAAGATCCTGAGTCGAGTGGGCGTTAAGGCTACTAAAAGTTGTGGGTGTAATCAAAAGGCAAGGGACATTGATCGGATGGGAAAGAAATGGGCCACCAACAATAAACAAAAAATAGTGGGAATGCTGAAAGAAGAAGCTGACAAGAGGCATTTGCCATTTAGTCCGACTGCGGCCAATACGCTGGTCAATCTCGCCATCTGGACTGCCCCACGCACAGGCAACCCATAAAACGCAGTGTTTGCCCACCCGCTGACCATAAAGGTCGCAGAGGAGCAACAGGTCTATGACAAGCATTGCAAAGCCGACTACACCAAAGAAGTCAGCCCCACAAACACAGAGAACACCGGCAAATTTAGGCAATCAGCCGATGCCGACGATGCCGACGCTAGGTGCACAGCCACCCAGTGCATCCGTAAATTACCAAACAAACATTGGTGTTGAAAACGCCGTTGACCCAAATCGCATTCGGCAACTGGTAAACACCGATCAACCGATAAACGCCGGCAGTGCAACTGGTGACCGGGCAGTGGACGACTACACACGTTCCATGAACATGAACAACCAAGCCCAAATGGACATGGCTGTTCAAGGGGCTAACTCACAGCAGTTAATGAACTCGCAGCAGAAGAGAAGTGAGAGTTCCATCTCTGGCCTGAACGATCAGGCTGCTATCTACAACGATGCGGCAGATCGTTTTCGTCAAGCACTTGGCTTGAACACAAGCGTTGCGGCTGCACAGATGTCATACAGCTACGGACAGCAAGCCAACAACATACGCAGACTACAGAACGTCTGGCGTAACAACCCTGCTTGGATTGGATTCATCCTCACGCTTATTTCACTAGGAGGGTTGGCCTGATGGCTCTTAACGCATCACAACCGAGCAACCTGACTCGAACCAGTCCGCCAGCAACACCAGCTGCACCGGCTACAAACCAGCCACGTAGCTATACGGGCCAGTCCACGTGGCAGCAGCCAACGTACATCGATCCATCTCAGAGCATATCGAACACTCTTGCATCTGGCTACCAAGCAGCTGACCCCCGCAGCAGCATGAAGCAATTGGATAAAGCCGGATTCAGCAGGGGTAAGGGCCAGGAGTACAGGTCAGCAATGGCATCTGCTCAGACGCTAGGTGACTCCCGCATGAATGCTGCGAGTACACAACTCGAGGCAGATAAAGCAAACGCACAGATGAGAACCGACTTTGAGTTCGGTCAAGAACAAGAGGCACAGAAGCTGGCAAGAATACAAGCTGAGATGGAAAACCCAGCATTCAGCATGCAAATGGCTCAACAAGAAGCGTTGGCGAAGATGTATCAGACACAACTACAGGGTCAGCAGCGAGTGTCTGCTGCTTACGTTTAAGGGAGATGAAATGGAACACGGAAGAGTTGAACTTGACATTGATGATCTTACAAAGAGTGCTCTTAAGAAGATGGTGAAGACCATGCTCTCAAAAGAGGATCGTGATAAGGCATTAGATAAAGCAAAGGACGATGAGGAAAAAGAATCAGAAGATCGTGCCAATCTCAAAGAAGAAAAGAACGGGAAGCATAACGCACCGGCAGTCACCTCTGAGGATATCCCAAAAGACATAAGGGATAAGGTTGAAGAGGACGACGAAGACGAAGACGAAAAGAAAGATAAGTAGCATGTCTAAATCAACAAAAGGTGCGAGAGCTGCTGGCGGTGTGCTTGGCAGTACAACTCCGACTGGCAAGAATCCTACAGGCAAGGCTCAAGCACAGGACATTGAGTTGAACCCCAAGTCCACTCCGGCTGGTGGTAAGGGTCCAGGTGTTGGTTCTCAAGCAGTTCCTTTGAACAAGCAAATCGATGCGTTGCTAACCAAGAACGGCGTCTTGATAGACAAGAGTCCGGAAGCCGTGCAAAAACTCACGCAGATTATTGGTCGGTGGGAGGTTAATGAAACTACTCGATTGTCTGATCTAGGCGGCAAGGAGACCCAAAAGCGTATCCTTAAATACCTAAAGAACAGTGGCAATCAAGAAATGTATGTGAGTGCTTTAGCAAAGCATGATCCCAGTCAGGGGAAACTGCCGACTACAGCCCTGCAAAAGGAATACGACACTCTTATTCGAGGCAATCAAGGCAAGCAGCCAAACGAATCTCGTCCAAAGGTAAATAACGAGACGGTCAATCATCGACCAGAGAAACGTCCAAACAGGAAATATGAAGAAACAACTGGCAATATGGATCCCAACCTGCCGGCTTACGAAAACCTGCAGAAGATTGGTCAGCGGATGGATGGAGATGCTGCTGCTGACGATGATTACATTTACGCATTAGAGCAAGGGTATGGGCCAAACAAGTTCGATGGAGAACTGGCTCGCATCCAGTCCATGACAGACCCTGTAGAACGTGCTGAGGCAATCAGTGCGTTAGCGGTGAATGCGACGAAGGCGATGGGAAGAAGCAATGATCTTTCAACAACCGGAAAGTTTGAGCAATGGCTCGAACAACATCTTGTCAAAATTGACAAGCCTAAAACATCTGGTGGTGGTGTAAAGATTGGTGATGGTCCGCTGCCTGGAGAAAAACAGCGGTCACTTGATTTTGATGGCGGTGGAGACACGGCAAAGGCAGGTCCAGAGACCGTCCTAAATACAGATCCAAAGATAAAGGATGAACGTCTTAGGAAAATCAATCCGAATGCGAAACCAACTTATGATGCACTGGAAACAGATGCCGAAAAACTTGCTTATCTGAAAACCAAGCGAGGTGATGATGGTGTCAATGGGTATAAGCCTGAAGACGGAAATCTGGTTGGTTGGGAGTTGCAAGAATACAAAAGGCTAACGGGAACGCAGACCAATCGTGCTGCAAACGCAACAGGCACAGAGAACGTACCACCGGAAGCAAAAGAGCCATTTGAGGCACAAACCGTTCCACCTGCTGGAGATGTCGGTGATTCTGAACTTCAAGGATTAAAGAACTGGGCAATTAATTCAATTCGTCAAGAAGTTGAATTAAGGATGGGTGGAAGCGTTGACTCCAATCCTGCTATTCAAAAGAAGTATGATGACTTAGTAAATGAATTCCTCAAAGGAATTGAGGGTGATCCCGATGCGGTGGCGAAGTTACAGAAACTAAAAGAGGGAAGCCAACCTGCTTCAACTGAGGCTCCTCAACCACAGCCAAACAGGCAAACGCCAAATCAAGCGGCGTCTTCTGGCAACCAAACACGTAACACCACACAGCCAGTACAACCCGGAACAACACCAACATCTGGCGGGAGTGGCAAGGGTAGCCAGTTTCAGCCATCAGGAGCACCAAAGGGAATGGCTCCAAGCGGCAAGCCTCAGACTGTACCACCAGGAACAGGAAAGGGTGGCAGTACAAAGGGATGGGATCCTGTCGCAGAAGCCAAGAAGTTTGACAATGATCCCATGCGAGCCGAAGAACTGCGTCTTGCAAAAGAAGAGGCAGCTATCAACGCAAAGATGGCAAAGGCCGATGCAAGGAAACCCTATAAGTATGCAGCCGCTGCCGGTGTCGCTGGTTCTCTTGCTTGGGCTTGGCTTAATAGTGGTGACGATGAACCAGAAGGTCAAGTTTCTACGCCGGTCGCCTCAATTACGGGTGATCCTTCCACCTCCACTGGTTCTGCCTCCGGTAGTGTTGCTGATGGCTCCGGTGGTTCTGCTGGTGGCATGAGCCAGGAGCAGATGGAAAACATGATGAAACTACAGCAGATACGAGACGAACAAAAACGAAGGTTCATTGGAACTGGAAGTGGAGCACAAGGAGTTTATCGATGACACCCGAAGAAGAAGCAATGACAAAGCGAATCCTTGAACTCAAGGCGTTGCTCCCTGCTGATAATGGTGGAGGCTTACCGGCCCCGAGTGGCGTGAAGGCTCCTCCAAGCGAGGAAGTAATCGTCACGGACAAAGTGCCGCAAGAGATTATTGTGCCTCCTAAGAATCCTCCTGCCAAAGTTGCTCCTCCTTCCGTCAAGACTCAGGTCGTGCCGAACATTCCAGGTAAAACTGGAAAGAGCATGAGTGGCTTGGGAGACATCATAGCCGGTACGGCTTTAGGGACGATGGCCGTCACCGAATTGATGACTGGTGATGAAGAGCCTGCTGCACTTCCTGTAGCCCCAGAGCAAGATGTTGGCCTAGCGGAAGTTCCACCTGCAATGCTCGAACGACCAGACAGATCCATCCTGGAGGAAGAATGGGATGACGTAAAGGGTGATCGTATGGAAGAGCCAGTCGGTTGGGCGACTGATGAAGCAGATGCTCGAGCACAATACGAAGAACACCTCAAAAAACTAGATCCTACTCTGCGGCAGGGTTACTCCTTTGAGGCATTTACGGCTCAGAAAAACAGAGAGCAACGAGGGGCAGACGAAACTGCAGAAAGGCAGGCTCGCACTGACTGGGCTCAAGACAGGCAACAGGTTCGAGCAGACGATAAAGAGTGGGGCATGAAGTCAACCATGCCACCAGAGGTGCTGGCTGACTACGAGTCAAAGACGCCTGAAGAACAACGTCAGTTTTATGCTATCTGGTACAAGAAGCAACGAGCACGAGGACTTAATCCTGGAGACACGGACAGTAACCTATCAGCAAACGCTGGTGTGAATGAGAACTTTGACGAAAACGGAAATCCAAAATTTAAAAAGAATGAAATGCCACCTGATGCTGTTGCGGAAATGATTCGCCAAGACAACATTGCACAGGAACAAGAACGCGAAGAGAAGTTTGCAAACAACCTAGAACGTGTTGAAGCAAACAAGGAACGAGAAGCTGACCGTCTCCATGCGTACCGTAACTGGATGATGGAAGGTTCTGCTTTTGGTCATCTTCCTTACGCCCAGCGTGTTGCCATTGGTCGTCACATCTCAACTGTTGCCGATCCAAACGCACCTCTTGAAGCAAGAGATGCTGCAAACCGTCGTCTGTTAGCTATGGGTGTTCTTGCTTCTGGTTCACCTGTTGCAGAAGCACCAATGACGATGCCAGGTATGGGCTGGCAAGGCGGACAGGGATCCAAGACAACGGCGAACGAAAAGAGGGCTGCAGATAGAGAAATAAACAGGGAGAACGCCCTCGACAAGTCAGACGCAACTGCACATGCGGACGGCAGTGCTGTGCCGAACAGCAAGTACATACAAAAGAAAATCGACGAATACTGGAATACAAATCCACAGGGCACATGGGCGGAGATTGACCAACAGATTCAAGAGGATCCAACGACTCCAGGAGCAAACAACGAAGAAGCAAGGCGGCAAATTGTTGAAAAACAAATTGCCCGTGCCATTGTGACGGGCATCCAAAAGAATTGGATGAACCTACCAAAGGATAGTTATGACAGGCTAAAGTCCGCAATGATTGCATTAGGAGTACCTGGAGTCGAAGCCGGCAAACCCTTGACATGGGAGCAGTTTGAAGAGTTTGCAGGGCAGTACGTGACAGCAGACGAGGAGGTCCGAAAGCAACTCAAAATAAACTTTGACGCCCTCCAGAAAAAGCAGCTTGGAGCCGAGTCTTCTGGCGGTTGGTTTGGTGCTAACGATCTCGGACAACAAGATGTTCTTATCGCCTAATGTTTATTTCATCTCCATCCAATCAGGGTCGCCCAGCATACACTCTGGATCCAGAGGAAGAGAGCAGTCTGCTCTCAGGTCTGTATAACGGTACAGGCAAACTCCTCACTGATGCTCTTTGGCTTCTGGATACCCCTCGTGCCGTTATCGGTAGTGTTCTTGATTCTGCAATGGAGGGTTTCGATCCTGACGAATTCAATAACCCCTTTGGTCCCAACCGCATCGGAACGGAAGACCTGCTTGAGACCGCAGGGATGGAAGAGGGAATAGGCAGGACTGCACTGGGGTTGGTAGGCGACATCGCCACTGACCCGCTAACGTGGGCAACGATGGGGGGATCGGCCTTAACAAAAAGCGGAAAGGCCGCACGAGCACTAGGACTACTCGATGACGCACCACGAGTCGCAAGTAAAAGACTACGAGAAAAAGCAATTGAAGCCGCCAACTCTCCGCTGGTACAACAGGCTAACGCTATTACTGACGTTAAAACTCTCACTGGTGCTACTGATGAGTTTGCCGAACGAATGGGTAAAGTGGATCTTGACGCTATCGCTGCTGACATGGGCGTGTCTTCAGGTCGTGCCGAACGCACTCTCAC